AATTCGTGTATAAAAATCATAAGTATCTGACGTTATCGTTAACTTCCGCAAGTTTAGATTCTCTACAAAATAGCACCCTCTATCTTTTCCGATTTGTTCGTATAAATCCACGGTTTTTTTCAGAGTGTTTATTTTGCATTCGCAGCGATACGTTGATAAGCAATCTTGTAACACATCCCACGCGGTCGTTTCTTCATCGTTATTGATAGTGCGCTTTTTCTTTATTGCGCAATTTTCGACATGCCAGCCCGTCCCCTCGAAGGCAAATTCCAGACATGCTGTTATTGTCTGTTCTTTACTCTCAAATCCGTACGGGAATGCCTGTCCTTCGAGGTCTTCGACATTTAGCTGTGCAACATATTCATTGTATTGCTGTCCTGTCTTTTTCGACCTTATGACATATTCATCCGTTTTTGTCCGAATGTAATTTTCTTCTTTTAAAATCTCATTCTTTTCGCCTTGCGCCGGATATTTAAAACTAAGTTCTTTGTCTCCGCTGGATAAGGTTTTTACAATTTTAAGCTCTTTGTAATCCGTCAGCGTACCGATTCTTTTTTTCTTACTATCAAAAATCTGCATCTTATCACCCTATATCCACATCGGTTTATATCTAATAGTTACGATTGCTTTATCGTTCGAAAATCTCAATATTGTACTTTCCTTTATTACAGGAAATTTCCATATATCTACTTTTTCAAACGCGGTTTTTCCATCAATGGTTATCTCTCCTTTTTCCCCATTTATAACGATTGTTTTCCCCTGCTCCAGATTCTCAACAATTATTTCGTCTTCAAATCCTGTTATACTGTAATTTTGCAACGTCTCTTTTGCGTAAATATCTATACATACCGGGGACGCCCTTGTGCCGACTCGTTCGAGCGTGGTTTCCGTGACGTTTTCATATTTAAGAGATAATTCGTCGTCATAAAAATAGCCGTCACAAGTCAGGTTTAATTTGTATCTATTTTTCACCTTCATTTTTGTGTAGTCGCTGCTGTACGAAAATGCTTTGAATTTTCCTTTATATCCGTCAACTTCAAGCGTGGCGGATTTTTCAAAATTCATTAAAAATTTTGACATATTGCGCACGATTGTAGTTCTGTCTTTCCCACGGAAGTATATGCACAGTTTTATCTTTCCTAATTCCATGTCTGTTTCAAATTCAACCGGGATAGCTGCCCCCGGTAATATTTCATAGTTAACTTTCAGCGACGGGGGCAAAATCTCCGCTGTTAGTTGTTTCGCATTATATTTGCGAACATCTATGTTATTTACTTTCATTTACTATCTCCTTTTCCTTGCATCCTCAACTAGCTTTCCGTCCACTTTTGTATACGTCTTGTTCGCTATTTCTTCGCCGTCAATGTATGTGTGATTCTCTATAATTACCTCTTGTTTTTCTTCTATCTTGTCTATTTTCTCGTCTAAAATTTCTTTCAGGCGAGTGTAGAACGGCTTTAACGGTAGTATTGCCTCGCCACCTGTCTCTGGTTCTCCGCCCGCTAATAATCTGTTTCCGTTAGTGCCGAATACCATTGGCGCGTTCATGATTGCGCCGTTTTTATACCAATCAATATCAAACGATGGTACCGACGGCGGATTCAGGCTAAAACTTCCTCTGACTTTCGGGTGCGGCAATTTCAAACGTGGTAACGACCACGAAAAATTTAGTTTTCGTTTAATGGCTGATATTATGCTTCCTACCGCATTTTTAGCATCATTAAGCGGCTTCGTGATAGCTGACTTAATAGAGTTCCAAATACTTGATGCAGTACTTTTAATACTATTAAATGTCGTGGACATCGTGGACTTTATTCCTTTTATCGTACTGCTCACTGTGCTTTTTGCCGCATTAATTGGGGACGTAATCGCCGTTTTAATACCGTTCCAAATGTTTGATGCTGTGGACTTAATGCCGTTAAATATCGACGACACTGTAGATTTAACGCTGTTAAATACACTGCTCACTGTGCTTTTGATTGAATTTACAATGCTTGTTATCGTGCTTTTAATGCTGTTCCAGATACTCGATGCCGTGCTTTTAATACTATTAAATATTGACGATACTGTAGACTTAACGCTATTAAATACACTGTTCACTGTGCTTTTGATTGAATTTACAACATTTGTCACTGTGTTTTTTATAGAGTTCCAAATATTTGTAAATATGTTTTTAACTTCTGTTAATATACTATTTATCGTCGTCTTAATCGAATTAAGTACGTTCTTTATTTTTGTTTCTATTGCATTCCAGATGTTTATTATTGTTGTATTACAATTCTGCCAGATGAGCTGGAATGGAATTGTAATAATTTGAAATGCAGCTTTTATGATTTCTGCGACCGCCATAAGTGCGACGGTGACAATATTTTTAATCGTTTCGAATGCCTTACTTACGACGCCCTTGCACTTATCGAAAATGCTCGTAAAAACTTTTTGAACTTTTGTTAGTGCATTTGAAATCACTGTATATATTGCGTTCCATATCGTTGACGCAATATTTTTTATCGCATTCAAAACGCTAGAGAAAAATGACTTTATTTTGTTCCAAATCGCTTCAAATGTCTTTTTAACATTATTCCAAATTTTTCCCCATGATGTTCCGAACCAGCCGAGAAAAGTATTTGTAATACCTTTTATCGTATTGAACACTGCTAACAATATATTTTTGACTGCTTCAAGTTGGGTTTTTACAATACCCTTTAGGGCTTCCCACATGCCTTTCCAGTCTCCGTGTACCTCTGCCGTGAATAATTTCACGACGTTTAGTATTGTTCCTAGTATTGTTTCTATAAATGTAGCAATTACGCTAAAAACCCCTTCAATAATCGGGGCTAGTACATTGCAGAAGCCTGTCCAGATTGTTTTTACAAGCGTTCCGAACGAATCAAAGTTTATTCCTAACGAATTTAAGCACTCTGCTATTCCTGATGAAAATGTCTCAAATGCCTTTTTAATTCTATTCCAGATAGATGTTATTGCTTCTCTAAAATCTTTGTTAGTATTCCATAGCGTTGCAATAACTGCTGTGATTCCGGCTATTGCCGCAATCGCAATCCCGACTGGCGACGTAATCGCGCCGAATGCTTTTGTGAGCAATATTTGCGAGCCTGACAGTCCCTTCATCGCCGCATCTGTTTTCGCAAAGTATCCTATCAGTTTGCTAAGTGCTGATGATACGTTTCCTGTAAAAACAATAAACTTCCCAATTCCGATTAATAACGGGGCTAACGCTGCCGTAAATAGCCCAATTGACACAATAACTTTCTTTTGTCCGTCGCTCATTTTGTTAAGCTTATCAACAAAATTTTGCACATGTGTTACTATTTTTCGAATTGTAGGCATTAAAATATCGCCGATGCTTATTGCTAATTCTTGTAACTGCGATTTCAGGATAGTGAGCTGACCTTTTAGATTGTCATTCATTGTGTTAGCCATTTTTTCCGATGTGCCGTCACAATTATCTATCGCGTTTGTCAACTTGTTAAAATCTTTGTCCGAGCCATTAATGATTGCAAGCATTCCCGACATTGCATTTTTTCCGAACAGGGCTGTTGCTGCTTGCGCTTGTTCTGCTTTTCCCAGATGTCCAAGTTTCTGTCGAAGCTGTTCCATCATTTCGCGGAACGTGTACATCTTGCCGGAACTATCTGTTAATGATATGCCGTATGTATCCATTGCTTCCGCAACGGTTTTTGATGGTTTTGCAAGGTTTGTCATCGCTCCGCGAAGTGCCGTACCTGCCTGGCTGGACTTGATTCCTGCATTCGCCATCAACCCGATTGCTACCGCTGTATCTTCTGCTGTATATCCAAGCGACCCCATGACTGGGGCGGCGTACTTAAACGTCTCGCCCATCATTGATACGTTTGTATTTGCGTTAGAAGATGCTGACGCCAGAATATCCGAGAAATGTCCAGAATCTTTTGCGGAAAGTCCGAACGCCGTCAACGCGTCCGTTACAATATCTGACGTAGAGCCTAAGTCTTCGCCGGATGCTGCTGCAAGATTCATAATACCCTCTAAGCCGTCCAGCATGTCGCCAGTTTTCCATCCGGCCATCGCCATATATTGAAGGCCTTGTGCGGCTTCTGATGCGCTAAACTTTGTTTTCGCACCCATTTCTCTTGCTTTGTCTCTCAACTTCTGCAAATCGCTTCCTGTTGCGCCCGAAATCGAGGATACTTTTGACATTTCACTGTCGAAGTCCGCTGTCGTTTTAACTGCTACTGCCCCGACTCCTGCAATCGCTGTCGAAATTGGTGCAATCTTTTTTCCTATCCCACTTACGGTATTTCCGACTTTTTCGGCCTTTTGTGCGTATTCATCAAACGCCTGCTGCTTTAATTGTATGTTGACCGCTTTCAGCTCCGCTTCCAGCTCTATCAAATCTTTTTCCGATTTGTTTACTGCTGTGCCTTGTCGAGTAATTGCCGTTTCTGTCTTCTGTACTTGTGCTTCCGCTCTTGCCTGCTCCTGCTTTGCCTCGTCAAGTTCATTTTTTAATTTTTTTGTTGCTTCCGAGTCTTTGCCTGTCGCCTTTTCGCTGTCCTCGTAAGCTTTTGTGAGCTTATCTACTTTTTCTTTTGCTTCTTCCTGCTTCTTTTTCTGTTCGTCTAAGTCTTTTGTCAATTTTTCGTAGCGTACTTTGCAATTTTCTACTTTTGTACTCTGTACGTCTACTTTCTGCGTCAACTCCGATACTTTTGCTTTTAATGCGTCTGATTCTGTACCGTACAGCTTCGCCTTTGTCGCTGCAAGACTATATTCAGAAGACAGGTTTTTCATGCTGGCGGCTGCCTCTCTCATTGCCGCCTGATATTCCGTCATGGTTGCGGTGATTTTTATTGACGCATTAGCCATTTGCACTCCTTATTCGTGCATGGTTCTGATTTCGAAGGCTATGTGTTCTAAAAGGCTCATAATATCGCTTTGCATACATCCTGTGACAGAATCGTTAAACGCTTTTATGCAAAGTTTGATGATTCTGTCTATGTTCTCTTTGCATATAGTCCATTCATTTTCTATTTCTGAATCCAGTTCGATGTCATTGTATCCGTTTTCTTCATCGTATTCGTCAAACGCTGACTTTTCTTGCTCTACTTGTTCCGGGCGTTCTGGATTCAATTCTAAGAATTTTCTTGCTACTATATTTTGCATGACAAAATGTATTGTCTTCGCCGCGATTAGTTGTTCTTCTATTGTTGCTTTTAAAATTTCTCTTTCCGAAATTCCAAAAAGCATTTTTATGATTTCCATATTGAATCTAATTGCCTGTGCAGAATTTCCTGTGTTGTTCTTTTCCATTATTTCCGCATATTTTCTGAATTTTTCTATGGTTATAATTTTGCAATTATATTCTTTTTCGCCGCATAGTAAAGACATTTCGGGTATTATTTGCCATTCGTAAAATTTGCCTGTACTTTTGAAACCTGTTTCTCCACGCCGTCCTGCACACCAAGCTCAATTGTTGCAAATTCTGTAATTATCTGCGGTACTGTCAGCCCGCCTGTCAGTAATTCTTCTCTTGTGAACTGATTTCCGTACACTTTGCAAATAATATCTAGAACTTTTACAAATTGTCCCCGCGTATAAAGCCCCTGCTTTCCTTCCGTATCCATTACCTCGTCTCTTATTGCGAGGTAATCCATGTAAACAAGCGGGCTCATTTCAGGCATCTGATATGCTTTCTTGTTAATAATTATTTCTTTCTTCATGTTTCTTCATCCTCCTATGTTTTTATGTTATTTTTCCGGCACTTCCTGCACTTTCGAGAACCAGTTTCCTATTGCTTCTTTTGCTGATGTATGTTCCTGCAATAAGTTGCTCTCGTCTACTTCCACTTCATAATTTCCGTCAATTGCTCTTTCGTAGAAACTACCTTTCAGTGATGCAGTCTGTGATTCGATTTTTTCTGCCTGTGTTGCGAAATTATCGTCATAGCCCTGACCGAATCTTCCGCAATAAAGCCAGTGAAATTCATATTTTCTGTTTAATTTGCGGGCGCGCCATCCGAGCGCGATTTCCGGGGCTTCATCATCTTTATTTTTTACGAGAAATCCTTTGTCGTATAAATGACCGAATAAATTTTTCTTATCCTGTGGAGCTAACGAATTTACTTCCAGCTCTACGTCTGTTCCTTCGTAATATTCGATAACATCTTCTACCGTGTCGTCACTGTAAACTTTTTCTATTGTGAATTTTTCTGAAATTTTAGCGTTAATTGCTCGCGCTAATTTAATCGGTACGCTTGCTGTGTATGTCGTTGCGTCGTTTTTAGTAACGAATGCAATGTACACATCTTTCAGCGAGGCTGTTCTTGACCTTACAATTGCGTTTGTTTCACTCATTTTCTTCCCCCTGCCCTGTTTCTTCCGCTGCAATAAACCTCATAGCGGAAGAAAATACTTTTGTATCTGTTTCTAAATTGTCGTTACTTCCTGTGTAGTAAAAACCTGCTTTTTTCATCAGTTTTTTAACTCGTTTTTTTAATGCAATTTGGTCTTTATCGGACCAGATATTAACCTGTATAGATGCAACTTCTATTTCTGCCGCATCGTCTGAGTGTGCATCTTCATATTCTCCGAGATTCCATAATGTAATATGTAAGTCGTGTATGTTTTTGTCATACCACCCTTGCTGTACAGTGACACCCTCGTCTGATAGTTCTTTTAATGCTTCTGCTGCTTTTTCTATAATATCCATGTTATTTTCCTAACTTTTCATTTAAAAGCTTTTGATATTCTCTATCTGCAATTATCCCGTACTGCGGTTTGCATTCTTTCATTGTATTTTCTATAAAATCCCGCGGCGGCTGTCTTGTTGTCCCCCACTCTACGAATTTCATATAAAAATAGTTTTCCGCGTCTCCTAGCAATTTCCAGCCAACTTGACCGTATTTCGTTGTTGCTCTAACAGGTATATTGTCTGCCGCGTGACCGGGTGGTCTGTATCCTCTCTTTCCCGATTTTGAGTTATCTTTTGAACGCGGCATATGTGCCTTCATTCGTGGTGCTGTATACTCTGCTGACTGTTTGTATATTGCTTTATTTGTTTTCGCAATCTCCGCATCGGATGCAAGGCTTTCAAGTTGCTTCTGTATCTCGTCAAGTCCTTCAAATTCAAAATATATGTTCATATCCTTATTTGTGTCAGAGTCTGACACAATCAACTTGTCTGATTTACTTTTAACTGTATATACTGTTTATCGTTGTTCTTAAAATCTGCTGCATACAGTTCGTATTTTTCACTATCATACTCAATAAAAAACTCTTTCAGATTTCTTCGCACTTCATTGATTTTTTTGCAGTATCTCACTTCAAAAACAAGTGTGTTTTTCAATTGTATTTCAAGTGCTTTGTACAGTTCCGCCCCGTACAGGTTTTTTATCTCGCACCAGCATGAATAAAACAATTCTGCTTCTTTTTCTGTCCGTCGTCCGCCTTTCATTTCATATTGGCGGCGAAAGATTTTAATTCGTTTGCTAGACATTTCTAAGCCTTTCTTTTAACATTAGCGACTGCACACAGTAGCGCAGCTTCTCATTTGTTTTTGCCGTCTGCCCTCTATTGTCGTACAGTTCCTTGCTGTATGCGCAAATCAATATTTTTTGTCTGCTCGTAATCTCCGTTTTATCAAATCCGGGGATTAAATCCTGCATTTCTTCTATTACTGCATCTCGAATCATTTGTATAACTGCGTCGTCGTCGTCATAATCGACGCGTAAATACGCTTTTAATTCTGTTAAACTTAATCCCACTTTCAGCTCCTTATCCTGCGTGTCTTACAGTGATGATACCTTTTACTACCGCTGCCTCATCAACTTTCTGTACATCGAATCTGTCTCTTACTTTTGCTCCGGTTAAATCCTTCGCCCATAAGTCTCCAGCCTCCGTGCTTAATTCGAGTGTAATTTTTTCACGGTCAAATAATGTAATTGCTTCCTTAAAATTTCCAATATAAACAGGATATTTTTCCGCGTCAATTGTATGCCCATCGCTGTTCATTACCTGTTCATCCTTAAGCACTTTGTTGCTAATTTTTTTTACTTCATACACGCCAAACAGTAGTGTCTTTGTTTTATCTGTCACGTCTGGCTGCATGATGTATTCGCCTTTTTCGTCCTTTAATGTGTCTAAATAATTAAAACCAGATTGGTTCGTAAACACCATTGCCGACCGTGCAATAGCCGGGTCTAGCGTCACATTGACAATCTTTTTCAAATCATCAAACGTGGTTACGGCTACTTCTTTCCCTTTTGTTATTTCTCCGAGTGCTTTTAAAATTACGAAGTTTCTTGTCGCTCTCGATTTTTTTGCAATCCATTTATTGAGCGACCCCAAAATATTTTCTGCGGTATCCTGCAATAATTCGCGAGTCATTTTCATGACTCCGCCTCTTTTCTTAATTTTGTATTTAACTAACGCAAACTGTGGCGTTGAGTCTTCTGGGAATTCTTCGCCTTCGTCAACATCTTCCCACGGTGTTGAGTCTGCATCTTTTTCAATCACTCTGCTGCCTGATTCTGTTGTTGTTTTCTCGATGTTTACATACTGTTCTAAATCATCATCACTCCTTCGCAATTCGATGATGTCAGTTCTGATGTCCTTCGGCACAGTAAATCCGCCGTCTTCGTCAGACGTCTCACTCATTGCATTCATAATCTTTGTGTCTTCTTCTCCGAGCGTGGTTCTTCGAAGTCCGCATACAATTCTGTTTACAAATGCCCTTACGACATCTTCTTTTTTAAATTTAATATTGTTATCGACTACCTTCGCCGCTCCTGCTGCCGCTCTGTTCTGCATCATTCTTTTGTCGTCGTCGTCAAGGTCAAGTAAAATATCAAACTGCTGCTGCAACTCTTTCAGTTCTTCTTTTGCAGTTACGGCTTCTGCTGTTTTTCCTTCATTGACATAATTTCTGACTTCTGTTTTTTTTGCGTTAATTTTGCCGAGTAACTTTCTTAATTCTTCGTTCATGTATTCTCCTTTCTTATGCTCCGTACATAAATAAGTCGTCTAAAATCCCTTTCAGGGCTTCTTTATCATCTTTTTTTCTGTAATCTGCTACATCATCCACGCTTGCTGTTTTTAATACCGGGGCATGCGCGTATTTGCTAACCATACAACTTGTGCAAGCTGCAATCACCGCGTGGTCTTCTGTTTCAATGTCAAACATTTCTGCCGCTTCGCTTCCAGACATCCACGTTTCATTATTTATAGCTGCTGTGATTTCTTCCGCCGTTACACCATCTTTTGCTTTCTGCATATAAATATCTGTAATCATTTCCTGACATTTATCCAGTTGCATTATGATTGCGGTCAGTTCGTCTGCATTTCCCCACCCGAGTGTCATTGGCTTGTGTATCATAATCTGTGCGCCAGTCGATACTACAATCTCGTCGCATGCCATTAAGATAACTGATGCAATCGACGCGGCAATTCCATCCACAACGCCTTTTATATGTCCTTTGTGACGTTTTAAAATGTTATAAATTCCAATTCCTGCGAACACATCGCCACCGCCAGAGTTGATATAGAGTGTAAGATTTGCGTCAGCATCAATTTCGCTTAAAAAATCTACAATGTCCTGTGGGCATGTGTCTTCCAAATCCCATTTGCTCCACGTTGATGATACAATGTCGCCGTATATATGCAGCTCTGCTTCGTTTTCGTTCAGATTTTTAATCTGCATCATTCCGACATTTTCCGCTGCCTTGTTTTTTTTAATTGTAAATTTCATTTCCTTGTCTTTCATTTCTTATTCACCTTCTTTCTTTGACTGTGTGTTATATGCCGCTCCTACTTCCGTAATTGGCAGGTATGTGCCATTTACAATTAATTCGTCGCCGCCTTCTTTATATGCTAAGTCAAGTTTCTTTCGTGCTTCATTGATTGTTTCTATGCCGTTTTTTATCGCCGTCGCTAATATATCCATTTGTGTTTTACTGTCTGTTCGCAGCAACGCTTTTTCATTCAGCTTATAATAGCGACCTTCTTCTTTTTGCTTTGGTGACAACAATTTGTAATTTACTTCTTCTTCGTATTGCTTTAGCACAAACAACGTCGTGTCAACATAAAATGATAGTTGTTGCATTTCGCTATTGCTATAACTGCTCTTTTCGTAGTCGTTTATCTGATTCGGTTTAATCCCGAATGCTGCTGCAATCTGCAAGGCCGAATATTTTTTCAATTCGATAAATTGTGCATCTGTCAGTTTAACATCAAGTGGCGTCAGCTTCATTCCAAGCGGCACAGGAAGCATTTTCCCTGTGTTCTGACTTCCATTTCCGTACCGTTCGAACACTCGGCGAAGCTTTTCTACTGCTTCCTCGTTTAATTCTCCTGTATATTCCAACGTCGCTTTTGCCGTAAGTCCATTTTTATATAGACTATTTAAAAATCTTTGTGATTCTAGGACGCCCTCTACAGTGTTTTTAAGAATCGTCTGCACAGGAAGCCCGGTTATTCCGTCAAGCGAATGTGATGTTTTAAAATGCATCACATCTTCATGTGCAAATACATATTGCTCTCCTGAATATTTGTCCCCATATGCGTACCAGATTTTTCCTTTGTTTCCGAAGTATCCTTTGTCATCTACGAGAATAGTTACCCTATCTGATTCCATCACCCATAAGGCTGTTGTTTTGTATTCTCCGCCGTACTTCTTTCTTTTAAACTCTCGTTGTATATATACATAAGCGTTTCCATAGTGGTTTCTGTTCATTTCTACAGCGTTCCAAAACGCTGTAGGTGTCGTATACGGGTTTGGACGTTCTTTCAATAGCCGTGTGATTTCGTCACTATCTTCTATTTCCTGTACGCCTTGCTTCGTTTTTTTGTATGCCTTCCACGGCATTTTAGCGACTGTTTCCGACATCATTTTTAAGCATGTGAAATATGTTACATCTGATGTCGGTTTCTTATCATCGTTGTTTCTTTTTATTCCAAGCCATTCTAAAAATGATTCGTCATTTATACTCGCTGTTTCCTGAAGGATGTTTGCATTTGTTATTTGTGCGAACCCGTTACGGATTCTCTGCGCCATGTTCAATCATTTGCTCCCCCTTCAAAGTATTTGTTTTGCTGTTCGAACCAGAGTTCTAAGTATTTACTTGCATCTACTTTTACTTCGCCTTTCATTGCGATAGCCCACGCGTCTATAATTGCGTATACGATGTCAATTCTTTCTGTGTTATATTCTTTTTCTATCTTGATTTCGCCGAACGAATTAGATGTTGTCTTTGCGTTCGCGAGCGACCATCTTAACGCTTCGTTCCCGTCATGCTGTACGTTTCCTGATAGTATTTCTAATCTGAAATCTACCGTTGCGTCATTTAGCGATTTTGCCGACTGTGAAATAGATATACAGTCAGTTCCCAGCGCGTCCAAATCTGTTAGGAACGCCGAGGCGTTGTGCGGGTCGTAGCATATTGCAACGATTTTTAAATCGTATTGCTCTATTAGTTTTTGCAAGTACGAAATGATGTACTTGTAATCTGTCTTTATGCCGCCCATTGTTTGTGTGACTGTTATCAATCCATTTTTTATCCATAAGTCGTAAGGTACTTTATCGGTTTTTATATGCTCTTGCACTCGCCTCTCTGGCATAAAGCTATGTGTGAATACATAGTATTTTTTCGTTCCGTTTTCCGCAAACGAGAAAACGAGAGCTAACGACGTTAAGTCTCCGCCTGCTGATAGGTCAAGCCCTGCATAACATTCTTGTCCTTTGAAATCTTCGAGTTTTTTTTCGACTTTTCCTGCGTCCCACGGCTGCATATCCTTCATGTAAACCGTATCCGTGTACTGAATCCAGACATTTAACTGTTTTACTATAAAGTCTCGCAACGTGTTGCCGCCCATTTCGCGAGCCGTTGCCGCGATTGGTACTAGGTTCTCCAATGCTGTTGAGTCATACTGCAGAATTGGATTCGCTTTAATCCAGTTTTCTTTTTTCCAGATGTCGTCTTTTTCGTCTATCTGTGCAATATAAACGAATTGCGTTTCATTTGTTACTGCCCCTTTTAGAATTTTTGTGCAAAATTCGTAAAGTTGAAAACACGGGCTTTTTAAATCGAATCCCGCCGTTGTGATTACGCTAATCAATGCGGATTTCATCATTTTTATGCCGCCCTCTAACAATTTGTACATCTGGTTTGTTTTGTGCGCGTGGTACTCATCAACGATTCCGAGATAAGGTCTAAATCCATCAATGCTCTGTGTATCTCCCGATAGTGCTTTTATTGTGCTGTGCGTTGTTGCACAGTCAATTGTCGCATTATGTTCATGTATTGCGAAGAATTCTTGCAAATCTCTGTCTGCCCGGATGAATTTGACAATTTCTTTAAATACAATTTTTGCCTGTTCTTTTTTTGTCGCTGTACAATATATCTGTCCATACTTATATTTATCGAAATTGCTGTAGTATGTGGCCAAGATTCCATTTAGGAAGCTTTTTCCGTTCTGTCTTCCAAGCTGTACATAGCTTGTTCTAAATCTTCTATAGTTTCCTTCTTTCGTTCGCCATCCATTTAAGTTTCCGAGTATGAAACATTGAAAAGGAAATAAAATTACTGCCTGTTCTTCTTCGCCTTCGGCTATCGTCAGTGTTTCCGCAAATTCTAGTATTCGTTCCGCTTCCGCGACATCAAAGTAATATTTGTACAACGCCTGTTCTGATTTTCCGACGTCTTTAATGTGCCTTTCGCAAGCCGCCTTTACCAGTTCGCCCGCAATTATTTTCCCCGCAAGGACGTCAAGTGCATATTGTGTCGTTCTGTCCATTTATGCAAATTTGGAGAACTTATTTTCTTCCGAGCTTTCATTTTGCGCGGGTACAACGAGCCTGCATCTTGATGATACTGTCATGCCGAAATCTGATGCGCCTTGACGGCACTGTTTGAAATATTTGTTCTGTAGTATCGTCAAGCGTTCTACTTCTCTGTTTACTACCATTTTGCTTTTTATTTCTTCTTTGCCATCTGCGTCTTTTTTCGTGTAAAATTCTTCTATCATCAATTGTTGCTTATCTATCTCTTGTGTAATTTCAACGTATTTTTCCTGTGAAATTACCAACCTTGCCAGCGCGTCAACGTCCAGATTTGCCACGAGTTTTATTGCTCGAAGTTCTTTTACTATTTTCTTAAAAGTTCTTTTTTGTGAGGCTGTCAAATATTTCGGTGCTGTCACTTTGTCCGCTGCGGCTCTCACTTCTGTTCGCTGTCTTTCTTCGATTTCAGCTTTTGTCAGATGTTTTTTCCCTTTTGCTATAAGTAAATCGACTGGTTGCCGTTGTCCTGCCATGCCCCACTCTCCTTTCTGCTGCCGCCCTTGTTTTTTTGTGTCAGAGTCTGACACAATTTTTGTACTATATCTGTAATGTTGAGAAATTTCTTCGTGGGGAGTTTTTTCCACAAAAAAGAGGGAGCGCGACTCGACGCGGCTTGCTGCATACTTTTTTCTATCCCCCCTCTTCTTTTTTGTAACGTGTGACGAGCTGTCGCAGCATCTTTTGTGTATCTTTTTTTGTCTCGTCGTCTATTGAGTATAGGGCTTCGATGATATTGTGATTGCTATTGCTTAACGGTATCAGATTGTCAACGTCTAGTCGTCTTTCCCAATCGTCTTCGATGGGCGTAATGTGATGCACCATGTCCGCAATTGCAATCTTATCTTGCATGTAGTATGCATAAATATCTAGTCTGTCGAACCGTTGCAATGCAACCGCTCTCACCTTGCGCCATGCGGCTGACACATAAAAGGCTGCCTTCTTTTTGTCTCTCCTTTTTGCGTTATACTCTGTATGCCTTGCTGTTGCTTTCTTCTCGCATTCTTCACACAATCGTATTTCCTGCGATATTAACTTGCCGCATCTGCATTTGTGAAGTAACATGCTATTCTCCTTTTCCTTTAATCTTTTCCGCAGAACTAGCCTGCGGAAATAAACATAGAAGGATGCGGAAATGTAAAGCAAAAAGGATGCTACAACCGTTCTGGCTGTGCATCCTTCCTCTTGCAACATTTCACGTTATTATTTTATTACATTATTTTCGCTGCAAAAACCCCGACTTTTCCCGCAGTTTTCCCGCACTCTCTTTCACTTTCCCTTAATTTATAATCCGTTTACTCCGAATAGTTTGACAGACATTCGCTTTAAAATAACTTTTGACCACGTTGCCGGGCTATTCTTGCCGCATCGTAATTTATACGCTATTTCTTCGTACGTCAGACCGTCTATATAATGCATTGCGAAGGCTTCGTACTTGTACAATGTGCCAGCCTTTGTGTGTTCTCTTTTAATTTCTTCTAACGCTCTGTCAATGTTTAGTATCATCATTGCTGTAGTCATCTTCGCGCGTCTGCTCGAATTAAGTCTTGCATTCTCGCCTTTAAATATTTCGTATACAGTTTCTTTTACCTCGTCTTCTTCCGTTATTGTCTTTTCTACGAATGATTTTAAATCCCGGTACGACTCCATGAGCTTTCGTGTATTGTGCAGTATTTTCTTTTTTTCTGCTTTTTTGTCTTCCGCTCGTACTTCTGCATACGCTTTTCTGACCGCTACCCTGACCGCTTCCATCAACTCTGGTGATACTCTTTTATTTTCTGACACATTGTTCACCGCCTTCTATTTCTTTTTATGTCTCGCGTTCTTTCTCGCCTGCAAGTGCGCCCTTCGTCTTACTAGCGGCTCACCTTTTCTCCTGCGTTCATTGTTCGGCTTTCTCATTTTCTGCCGCTGCCATTCGTCTGCAATTGCATATTCTTTTACTCTCATTAATGCTTTTGACGCCGCCCCTGCGACTTTCGTCATTCCTTTTCTTATCTTGTTAATTGTTTCCATCACTGTTTTATGTGCTTCGCGTTGCAAATGTCTTATCTCTGCTTCGCTCTTTCCCGTATATTCTGTGATTTTCTTTATGTTTTCATCTAAGGATGCGTGTCCCTCTATCTTCATGCCTTTTGTAAGTTCTAACAGCTTTTGTGCTGCTTCCGCTCCCGTCAGTGACATGATGTTTTCTTCCTGCATTTTTGTTTCCTCTCTTTCTTCCTCTTTTTCGCCCTGTTCACGTTCTCGCCCTCTTGCCGTTATTTTCCTCTTGATTCTTTCTATCACTTCTTTAAATCCCATTTTCCCACCTATTTTTTGTATGCCTTCGCTTTGTTTAATGACATTGTTCCAAACATTCCGTCAACCTTGATTCCTACGAGCTCCTGAAATCTTTCTACAGCAATTTCTGTTTTGCTTCCAAACTTTCCGTCAATCTTAAGCCCCTCACTTAATGCCCAGTTTAAAAAACATTGCATTTTCTTTATATTCGTCCGTTTACTCGTCGTTTTAATTCCATCAGGACGCGCAAGGTATTCTTTCGCTTTCAAAACAGGAAAACTTCCTGTGTATCCTTTCTTTTCCTCTTTCTTTGCATTTTCCTGTTTTGTATCCTCTTTTTTTGTGTCTTCGTTCGTGTACCAGATACTCGCGTCGAATTTATCATTATTTCCTGTTGAAATGCTTTCAGGAAATATACAAGAACTTGTGTACTGCCATGCCGCATCCCGTCCGGCTGGTCTATACTTCTCATTCGGATTTGTTGCAATTTTCATTTCTTCGTAGCCCTTATAGTAGCGTGCAATCCAATACACTTTACAATTTACCGCTTTTTTGTCGATATGCTCCGCTCTGTAGGACATTCCTGTATAAATGCCGAATTTATATCCTCTTTTTTCGACCACGCGCTGCGCTGCGTTGATAATTTCTGCAATTTTAGATTTGCTCAATTTTGCCTGTACAGAGTCTTCAATGTCGAACCAAATTCCGTATTTAAAATGCTTTTTGTCGAGCCCGTCTAAAATGTCGCAAACCAAATTCATGTCGCTTTCGGCTTTTTTTGCTGTTGTTGCGTATGTGTAGTTATACACACCCCAAGTGATGCCATTTTTATGACACCCTTTGTAATTATTGTCGAACTGTTTGTCTTTTGTAAGGTCTTTTCTGATAATCTTCAAAATTGCGCCATCTACGCCGTATTCTTTCGCTTTTTTCCAGTTTACTGCTCCGTTGTATCCTGATACATCAATGACTTTCTTTCCCATGTTTCGTTCTCCTTTTCTTTTACTCTTTTATATACTTTTGCATGAGGATTGCTTCTCTGTCTAAAATTTCTTCTTTGATTCTTTCGTGCTTTCGCAGATTTTTTTCTACCGTTGCACCGTCTCGTCGGTTCTTCGCTCTCTGTATGTTTTTCTGAATCTTGACGCGTTCTCGAATCATTACACGTTGCTTTTTATCTGTTACAAGGACTGTGTACTCTTTCTTACACATCGGACATGCGAAATATGTTTCTATTACGTCCGCTCTTTCTTCGTCCTGTCCTATTACGCGGATACGCGTTTCAATACGCGCATCCATTTCTAAGCCGCAATTGTCGCAAACAATCTTTTTCTCCACCTTCTCACCTCTTTCCTTTCTAAGTTGTTATATTTTCGCAACCCAACACGCAATAATCCGCTTTCAGCCCTTCGCATTCGCGAAGAACGTACATGATACTTCTTTCTAATACGCGCCCGGTTTGCTTTCCGTCTTTTACTTCGTATATTTTCATGATGTCGCCAGTTTTGTAGCCTTCGTCTTTTCGCAAGTCAAAATTTCTGATTCCTTTTCTCATGTCTTCGAAATTTTGATAGTACATTTTTATTGTATGTGCTGTTTCGACTTCCTGCGCACGCTCCGACGGAAGTTGCTGCATTTTTTCTTCCTGCTGCCGCTCCTGCAATGCCTTCTTTGTTTCCTTGTCTATTTTGTCCTGTTCTTCGCTGTATCGCTGTTCTTCTGTTTTTTCTGCTTCTGCTTTATTAACATACTGGTCGCAAGACTTACATGTAGACGTTCTCACATTGCATTCTAAGTATTTTTTACAGCCATAGCATAATGATGTAATGCCGACCGGGTGGGGGGCTTCCCACCCTTCCCTGGCTTCTGGCGGCGTTTCCGCTGCCGTCGCTGCCGTTAACGCCTCTTTTGACGTTTCGTCGCTGTTATTATCTTCCTGCTGTTCTTCCTGCTGTTTTTTCTTTTCTTCCTGTTCCCTTTTTATCTCCTTTACTTCTTTCCATGTCAAACCATTTTCTTTGTATCGTTCTAACAGTTTTTCCTGTTTTTCCGCTTCCATCGTGCTGATTTCGTATGCTGCACTAAACGTCATTTTTTCGTCTTTTAATTCTGTCGCAAACTCTGTGATTAGATTCTTGTTGATATTTTCTATCTGTGCCACCTTTGCCGACGATAATTGCAACATTTTTGCAATGACGTCTCTTAGTCTGCCTTCATCTAATTTATAGCCCTGTATTGTCTGCCCGCGTTTTTTCATGTCCTGTAAACGCGCTTTCAATTCCTGTTCTTCTTCTAAGGTGTCTTTCATCGTCTTGTTGCGGTACGAATTTGCAATAATCATTTGCACTGTTTCTTCGTTTTCTTCCGCAGGTGTTTTAATCTGACAGGACGCTATCTCAAATTCTTTATGCCCCTGCTCTACCAGTAATGACAACGCGCGCCATCTTCTTTCCCCAGATATGATGCGATATTCCCCGCGTTCACACGGGGCATATGCAACTGTTAAATTTTCCATTAGCCCAACTGCATAAATTTGCTGTGCGAGCTGTTCGATGTCCGGCATACTGTAAAAATTCTTATCGTTGCTGTACATTCGTTTTATGTTGATGTCTTTTGTTCTAAATCTCGCTTTCGGCTTATTATCCGCTACCGCTGCTGCACTTTTTTTATTTAACGAGTCTAACACGTTCCAACCTGTAGCCATTTTCATTCCCCCTTTCTTATAATTCTTTTTTTAATTCGTATACGACGTTTCTATAGTCCTGTGTGACGATGCAATTTTTCGAGAACGCAGGAAGCGGCATGTGTGCCATTGTGGACTTTTCTGCAACGATAGAGCGTCTTACCGCCGTTGCAAAACAATCGTGTCCTGACTGTTCTTTCATGTACTGTTCTACTTGCAACGACGTTTTGTTTTTCTGTCTCATTGTCATAAGCACTTTCATTCTGATTTGCTCATTCTGTCCTCTGATTGTCTCTAGCTGCTCGTCCACATTATCCGCTGCTTCCACTTCAAAGCCGCCAATTTTCACAGGTGCAATAACGAGGTCTGTTGCCATAAGGACGTTTGCGACCGTCATATCCATAATCAGACCGCAGTCTACAATACAGTAATCGTATATTGTTCTTACTTCATTCATTGCCGCTGCAAATCTTAATACTTGATTTTCTTCTTGCAAATATGACAGCTCCATATTTGTACGCATCAGGTAACCATTTGCCGGGATAATATCAATATTATCGTATACGGTCGGCTGGATTAAATCGGCTGTTGAGTATGCGCCGCCGATTGCCTGATGCTTTTCTAAAATTTCAGACATTCCCTGACCTTCCGGGTCGAATTTTCCGTACAGCATTGAGATATTTCCCTGCTGGTCTGCGTCTGCAATCAGTACTTTTTTGCCCTGTTCCGCTCCTAATATGTAGGCAATAGATGCCGCTGTCATTGTTTTACCGATGCCGCCTTTACAATTCATTACTGCAATAATTTTCATGATGTGTGTTCCTTTCTTTTTTTACATTTTATTTTGTTTTCCTTGCGCCCATCCTCTCAGGGATTGTGTTGCTTTTTCCCAGCACTCCGCAGCGTCTTCTGTTTCCACTTTTACGACCTGCTTTTTGCTTTCTCCTTCTCCCTGATAGATTTTTATTACATCTTTGCGAAGTCCGAACGACATTTGATACGATAATTTGTATCGCTTTGCCAGCTTGGTGTAGACTTCAAAAAAATTTTTGATTTTGCTGTTATAAGCCATCTTTTTCTCCTAGTATTTCAGCGGCGTTGCTACGCCGTCCTTAAATACGCTGTTGTTTTCCGCTGTTAGATTGTCATTTAGATACCGTAAAATTACGTCTATTGCGTCCTGTGCTGTATAGCACGTTGCGACGTAATGCCCGGCTAGTGCCATGTCGTGTAGAAATTCTTTTTGTGTCTGTTGATGCTGTCCCTTACCGTATTTCATTTCGATATACAGCCCGCAGTAACCGCTTCGTGGATACGGTAGACACAAATCTGACACTCCCGCTTTTACTCCCATTTGTTTGAGCTTCTCCGCTTCTCTTTGTGCGCGTTTTCCACCATTTGGAATGTGATGCAGCCATTTTAATTCAGGGTGGTGTGGTGTGTTCCACATAGCCCATTGCATCACATATATTTGTTCTGTATCTTCTGTTCTTCTCGTATATTTCAGATTCACTTCCACGCCGCCTTTTCTGCCGCTTCGAGTAATGCTGTGTCTTTGCTTATATCTCCTGTCAGCCCTAATGCTTTTATTTTGTTGTGTGACGATACAGTTGCAAGCCCGCTCACTTCAAACATCAAGGCTCTTAATTCGTTCTTTTTACCGTTATTGTACATGCCTTCGATTCCCTCGTTATGACATAGCAAAAAATCGTTTACTCGCTTTTCTATGTTTGATGCGTTTGTTATCTTTCTTTCGTATTCTTCTGTTATTGCCACTATCTCTCCCCCCCTTCTGTCGATACATTCTTGCTGATATATAAAAACGTCCGTTCATTCTGTTGTACTTGATTTCGTATGATGTCATTTCGTAGCCGTCCGCCTTATACCATTTTTTCAATTTATCTTCAATTTCTGCTTTTCCTGTCACTATCTCGTCTATATCTTTTTGTCTAAATTTATAGTGATTTTTCTTAATCTCTGGCTTTTTTAGCCCCTTGCTTGCCTTCCACGCCTTCTGGTATTTACCTGTTTCTTCACCTTCTGGATGTTTTTGTTTTGTTATGTATGCAGCCATTCCCGACAGGCCGTTTTCGTCTTTATGTAATCTTCTTACTTGATTGCGTCTGCCCTTCTTCCACGCCTGCTCTACTTCGTCCATACCCAGTGAGCCATCCAGCACTATATGATGATGCCATCTTCCTTTTTTGCTGCACTCTGTCACATACACATACTTTGCGTTTTTCAGCCCTTTTTTCTTTCGTCTTGTATTGAGTCTTCGTATGTAGTTTTGCATGTCTCTTTGTGCTTCTTTCAGCCCGTCCGGCATGTTTTCGTCTGTATATGTTAGTGTTGCCCATATGTCCTCATTTCCGAAGTTAGCTTCTATTGTTCTTTCACACAACTTTCTGCTATTCTTCTCGTTCAAATTCCTTTGCGCTTTTCTCTGTCTTGCTTTTTTGTATTCATCAAGAATTAGACTTCTTTCCCCTTTTTTAAACTCCGGGTATATCTCTACTTCCAGCCTGTCCCCTGCCTTGATTTCTTTTGTTGCGTACACGCTTCTTACTCTGCCTTCTTTCAGCATTCTTTCTGCGTTTGCTTCTTCTAAATCATGCAGGCTTTTCATGTATGCAGCTTCATAATCATAGTCTATATATACAGCTTTTCTTCTTCTCTTTTTCATCCCTTTGTAACTCCTGTTTTTCTATATCGTCGATATGTTACTATCTATTACAAGGACGTTAAGCACTCCAAATCGCCTTTATATTGACTTTTCTTTGTTATCGCTGTATAATATCCATGATGTGTGGTTTTTCTTTAAGCAATGTCTTTGTCGAAAAGCCGTCTAAGAGCTTCGGTTTGTGAGATTGCCGAAGCTCTTTTTTCGTTCATGATGCTTTTTCTTCCTTGTTTTTCGTTCTTACTTCTTTAAGTGTCACTTTCACGCCGTTATTTCTTTGTGTCAAAATTAGCGCAATCGCATTAAATACTCTTTCTGGGTCTGGCTTGTTCTGTTTCATAGTTCACCGTCCCTTTCATTCTTTTACAGCTTCTAACCATGCCGCTCCGTTATCTACGACCTGGATAATGTTTCCGTGTCCTGACTGCCACAATTTTTCGCCGCATCTTGCGCACTCTATGCTTTCTACTGACGGTATTGTTGCAAGGTAAATGCGGTCACACTCCGTACATCTATATACATACACTCTTACTTCGACATGCTTCGACGTAGAAAGTAACTGACGTTCGAAGTCGTCTAACTCTTTGAGCTGCTGTTGTCTGTACTCCATTGCCTTTTCCTGTCTTCTGTATGCTCCGCCGCCGATTCCATAGAGATATTCTGACTCTTGCATCTTTTCTTTGTATTCGTCGCGTTCTTTTATTAATTTCTTGCGACTCTTTTCAATCAATTTTTGCATTCTTGCTTTTACATCCATTTCGCATCCTTCTTTCTTGTTACCAGCCCTGTGCCATTGCTGTGCCTAAATTGCTACAATACTTCGCAAGACTCAGCATCGTGCTTTTTAGCGTGTCTGTATCCTCTAGCGCGTATGTAATTTCTTGTCCGAATCTATTTCTTGCAATAAAAAATTCGCATGAACTTATATTACAAAGTTCGATTTCGTAAAGACTGTATCTTGTATGTATTGCGTATTTTCTTTCGCGCTGAAACTGTATTGTATTCGCTGTAATTACTGTAATTTCCCATTCTGCTTTATCGTCAATTTCATTCATCTGTTTTATGACATCTTCGATAAATTGCGTATTTTCGTGTGTTCTGAAATCAATCACTGTGTCACCTCTTAAATATGTTCATGTGGTTGTGGCGGTTCTTGATACTTTGCTGTTTCTTCCGCTAACAGCTCGTTATACTGCTCTACATGCTGTTCTGGCGTTATCTCATTATTTAATAGCTGTCTTGCTAATTCCTTGAAGGTCATTTTCTTCACGCTGCACCTTCTTTCTGCTGTGCCAGAGCTACGGGAAATTTGTCTCTCTCATAAAATTGTTGAGCATTCTTTCTTTCCATTTCGGGTATTTTATCTCTTTAAACAGCCAGTCTTTTCTGTCTTTTGTTGCCGCTCCGAAATAGTCGGCTTCGTAGACAAATTCATAGTCTACCCCGTACAGTTCTTTTGTGATTAATGCATATACTTTATGTTGTTGATACGCTGTATCTTGCATGTGCATTGCTGTTTGTATCTGCGTTAGCGTCGAATCTTTTCTCTTTAATCTGTCCGTTGCCTCGCTCCACCGACGCAGATTCTCGACCATCGCCATTCCTATGTTAGTCGTCAGGAATTTTGCTTTGCTCATTTTCTTCATGTCCGCTCCTATCCGCATCTTTCCGAGCGTGTTTCATTGTTCATTTCGTTTTTTAATTTAATTCCGAGGATTACGCCCTTGACAAGTGTCTTGCATTCCGGCGTAAAGTCTTCTAATAATGCAATCATTTCTTTTGTATCTTCTACCTGCTGCTCAAGATTTTTCTTTGTCAACATGCCTCATTCTCCTTTCTTTCCTGTGTTTTATATTTCTTGTTTCTGATAATTATCGCGCTGTAGTGGTTGTTTTCTTTTTGTGCTATTAAATTAATTTGGTTATTTAGGTGTTTCGAAATCGTGTACTTTGGTATTCGTATCATTGCTTCTACTATGCCCGCAGGCGCGCATTTATAAATTTCTCCGACTGCCGGGCTTGGCTGTTGTTTGCATGCTTCTAATACTTTCTTGTACACTCCTTTTAATTCGTGTGCATTCCCGGTAAATTTTTGTACTGTTTCTAAGTTTTCCTCACTGTTTGTCAAAACAGGGATTCTGACTCTGCCAATCCATTTATATTTTTCTTTGGGTTCGTGTCTTGTCATTGGCACGCTATACCCTGTATGGTCTTCTCTGATTCTGCAACTTTTTATCTTCTCGCCTAAACGATTGCGTTCTACTAAAAAAATCAATCCGTTTTCGCCTTTTAAAAGCGAATATCGTGGGTTGCTTCTTTTAAGTTCTTCGATTGATATATTTTCGTATATATCTGCTACCGCTTCGGCTTTCTGGTCTCTGCTCACTGCCAGCACTGTTTTATATACCTGCTTTAAGCTGTCTCCCGGAACGAGTGCAACCATTTTGAGTTTTCCGCTTTCAGTTGTTGTTTCAACTGTGCCGAGCCATTTGTGCTTATATGGTTCTAGTTCGTCATCCGTTACAGCTTGGTATTTATACTCTTCTTTTTTTGTAGCAACTGAGTTAATGCTCACTTTCTCTTTTGCTTCTTTCTCTGACAGGTCTTTATAAACTGGACTGTCTTTTAAGAAGCACAGGTGTTTTTCTTCATAGTCGCTTTTATAACTTTTTACAATCTGATTAATAGACATTTTTGTTGCTGATGCAATACGGTATCTACTGATATGTATCGCATTCTCGTCTACTTTTAAAATCTCTTTCATAGTTTCGAAATCTTCTTTTCCAAACCAACCACTTCGGTTTTCATGAAATATTTTTGCATTCCAGCTTCTTCCTGTTTTCCAGATTACTCCGAAGGACGTTCTCCAATTTGTTTCTGTTTGAAATTTCTTTGCAATATCTTTTATTGATGCCATGTCTTTGTCTCCTTTTGATGTGTGTATTTTTTTCTTCCTGCGTCCGAGGTTACTTGTTAAAATATTAAGAATAAGGTTTTGAAAAAATGTTTTGCATTTAAAATACAAGAGTATTTGTGTTTTCATATGTTATAGACGCAGGAAGAAAAACAGCTTATTTGTATAGTTTATTTACTTTGTTAATATGTTGATAAATTAAAAATTTTTGAATGTATTACATTTATGGTTGTCTAGTTACTTTGTAAATGTAAAATTATGCATCTTACCCATGACTGCGTTAACAGTTGAGTTATTATATTTTTGAATTTCTAAGTTCTTTCAGTTTCTAAGATATTTTTCCACTTTTACATTCTTATTTATCAGAAGAATATGGGTTGATAGTTACGTTTTGTCTTTCTTTTTTCTTATCCCTTTCCTTTCTGCCGAACCCGCTTGCCGCTCTGATGATTGATGCGCCAGCATGTCGAAAAAGAGGTTTGAGCCTTCGGCTTGTTGCTTTATTGTCCCCTACGTCTACATTATAATAGACTTAGTCTATATTGTCAACCACATTTTGTCCCCTGCGTCTACTTTTTTATTGACCTTTATCCTTTTGCGTGCTATTCTGTATTCAGAAAGTGAGGTGAAAAATATTGACACAGGGCGAACGCATTAAATTAATTCGCAAGGAACTAAAATTGACTCTTGAAAAATTTGGTGAAAAATTAGGAGTCACCAAAACGGCTATTTCCAAATTGGAAAAAAATGAACGCAGCCTGACCGACCAAATGGCAAAGGCTATTTGCCGCGAATACAATGTCAGTTATGATTATCTGACGTATGGCGATGGCGAAATGTTTACTAACTTGCCCGCCACTATCGTTGACGAATTATGTGTACAATTCGAGCTGGACGATTTCGACCGGGCTATCGTAGAAATGTACATAGACTTATCGCCGGACGAAAGGGCGGTTGTAAAAAGAAAAATGAAAGAGCTTATGAAAAAGGTTGGTATGAACTGACCTAGAAAGTAGGTACAAATGAATGTGATTTGTCTTCATATTGAGACAACTGGACTTAACACATTGTCGGATGAAGTTCTTAGACTTTCTATCTTGGATAGTGCAGGTTCTATAATATTCGACCAGCATTTTAAACCATTGCGCCATGATAGTTGGGTAAGCGCGGAGTTGCATAATAAAATATCTCCCGAAAGAGTTGCTGATTGTTTGCCATTACTGCATTACAAAGACGAGATTCAGAAAATACTTGCTGACGCCGACATCATTGTCGGTTACAACATTGCTGCTTTTGATTTGCCTATACTTTTTCATAACGGCATTGATAACTATGTAAAAGACCATTCTTTTGTCGTTGATGTTATGGACGCTTTTCGTGTAATCGGTGACGGTTACTGTTTGAAGCCGCTTACTGAATGTGCAGAGTATTATGATTATCCCGGTGACGCTTCCGGCGATTGCGTCAGCAAAGTAAACGCAACTTTATATTGCTTTTATAAAATCTTTGGAATGCCGCCTGTATTGCCTGTAGGCGGTGCAGGTGTATATCCTTCGGAAAATAACACGGATGAGTTGCCGTCTTCTAATAACGACATTCCCGTTGCTACTAAGAAAGAAAAGAAAAAGTCAGGTCGCATCATGATTGGTTTTGGAATTTTCTTTATTCTTTCTGCCATCGGCGGGGCTAACCCTATTCTTTTTATTATAGGGGCTGTGTTTTTATACTTTGGCCGCAAGCGTTATAAGGAGTTTAAAAACAGAAAAAAGGAATCAGGGATTTAGTCCCGATTCCTTTTCGTTTATCTGTATATGTATATGCATTGCATGATTTCATAGAGCCGCTTTAGTTGTTGCTCTGATAGCTTGTCTACAAGTTCAATTATTTTTTTCTTTAGTTCCTCTTTCATATTGCAACCCTCCCTTTCATGGGTAAATTGTACCATGACAAATCATAAAATGGAATAAGTTGGCTGACGATTTCCGTATATACGGAAATAAGCCGCCGAGCTATTGCCGAGTTCTTGGCGGCTTCGTATAATTTATTTATACTCTGAATCAAATAAATCGGTCATTCTGACATTCAATGCAGCCGCTATTATTTCAAGCTGGCGCAAAGTCGGGGATGTCTTCCCGTTCTCAATATCATTTAATGTTGTCTTGCTAATCCCTGTTAAGGATTCCAGTTGTACAAGTGTTAAATGTTGCTTTGTTCGTGCTTGCCATGTGTACACTTCCAGCATTGCGTGTCGTCCCCCTATTTAGATGATTTGCACGCTTTACCCATTTTATTCATACTACACGAAAAAAGAAAGCCGCCGAAGCGACTTTCAAAAAAGTTTTATCTGTAATCGAGGTATCACAGAATAAACCCAAGCACGTTTTATTCTATCATATTGGTACTTCTTTTACTAGAAGAAAGAAGGTTTATTATGTCTTATTCACGTTTTAATTCGCATCTTGTCGGTATGCGTGTTGCAAAATACATAAGATGCAGCCACCCCGGACAAGTCAAAGAGGGTGAGACGCTCGAAGCGCAAAACCAGATTCTTGACGACTTTATCGCAACTAACAAAATGACTCTCGTTGACACATTTGTTGACGAGGCTATGACCGCCAGAAAGAAATATACGAAAAGAAAAGAATTTATGCGCCTGCTCGATGGCGTAAAGGCGCATAAGTTTGACATGATTATTTTTACTAAGCTTGACAGATGGTTTCGTAACATTGGGGATTATCATAAAATACAAGAGATATTGGAAGAAAATCATGTTAACTGGAAAGCTGTGACAGAAGAATATGACACAACAACGACAAATGGGCGGTTATATATCAATATTCGTTTGTCTGTTGCACAGGACGAATCAGACCGCGTGTCTGACCGAATCAAGGACGTATTTTCATATAAGTTAAAAAACAAGACATATCTAACAGGAAATCTTCCGCGTGGTCTTAAATTAGACGAAAAAAAGCACGTTGTTGTCGATGAAAAATGGCGGCAATACGTTGACGATATGTTTGATTTTTTTGAAGCCTGCGGTAGTAAGCGCGCAACACTTTTATATCTTAACGAGAAATATGATTTAAACATTTGTTATGATACAATTTATCACAATTTGCAAAACCCGATTTATAAAGGGCTGTACCATGACGACCCGGAATTTTGCGAAGCAATCATAGAGCCAGCGCGTTTTGACCGCTTGCAAAAACTTGCGCGTCACAATATCAAAGTATATCCGCGAAGGCAATATTATATCTTTGCTGGATTGCTAATGTGTCCGCTTTGTAATCATTATCTTCGTGGCAATTCAACGTATCGCAAACTTGCAAGTGGAGAAAAAAAAGTATATAAAGCGTATCGTTGTAGACAGTATTCTGCTTCTTATAGATGCGAATATAAATCTGGGCATCGTGAAGACCGGGTAGAAACATATCTTTTGAATCATTTAGACGACGCTTTGAAAGATTATATAGCAAGTTATGATATTGCTTCCACTGCTGCATTAGAAATAAGTTCTACTGAAAAAATTGCAAAGGTTGAAAAAAAGCTAAAGAAATTATATGAACTTTTTTTAGACGATTTAATAGATAAAGATTCTTACCGGGCAGAATACAATAAATTTCAAGACGAAATAGCAGAACTTAAAAAGATGCCTGTTGCCCCGGTTGTTGACTTAACGGAATTTAAAAAGCTGCTGCGCGGCGACTGGCGTGAAGTCTATGATACTTTTACAGAGCAGGAGAAAAACGCGTTTTTTAAGTCCTTTATTGATTATATTTATATTTACGAGGACGGCAGCATGGACATTCATTTTTTATAA